CAGCAGATGAAGGATGTCCGCGGCACTCACACGACCCTGTGCGACTTCGCTGTGCGGGTCGCAGCCAAGGACTACCTGCCCAAGACCCAGATTCTGGACCTTGTGCAGGAAGCGGAGAATCCGTCGTTCGACTACGGGACAAACGCGGGTTCGGTTTACAACATCCACGCCGCCTTCACGCACCTCCTGAAGAAGGCCAACCCGCTGGAGGTCCCGAGCCGCTTGTTGGGCTTTGAGCGCGAACTCAAGGACCACTACGAGTTGGCTGCGGTATAATCCACGGAGGCCCGGTTCGCCGGGTTCTCCTTTCCTTTCGGCCCCCGGTGTCTCCTTGGAGATGCCGGGGGTTTTCTTTTGCCCCGATATTGTCTAGACTCTAGACACGATGCGACAAGGAAAACTCGACAAGGAAATGGTTGAACTGGGCAAGCAGCGGTACCGCAACAGGTCCAACAAGGCGACCACGATTGCCGCCGAGAGCAACACCATCCCCGGTCGGATGATGCTGAACCGTTGCACCACCGAACTGACCAAGGCGTTGGCCCTGTGGCTTGCCAAGGCTGGCTCCAAGGCTGGCCGCAAGCACCGCTGTCATCAGTTCCTGTCGAAACTCCCCGAGGAGAAGTCGGCAGTCATCGCCTCCAAGGTAGTCATCGACGCACTCAGTCAAGAACGGATGCTGACTTCGACTTGCATCGCTGTCGGTCGCGCTATTGAAGACGAGATCCTGTTGCAGGACTTGGCTGAAAACGACCCCAACTTTCTGAAAGACATCCAGAAGAAGACCTTCAAGAGTGTGGGTCAGAAGTTCAAGCGTCGGTTCGCCCGTGAAGCAGCCAAGGCCGTCAACCTTGTGACCCAACGGTGGGCCAAGGCCGATGCGTTGTCGGTTGGTCTATTGCTGGTGGAGATGCTGGCTACGCACACCGGGATCATTGAGATCCTGACCAAGTTGAACGCCCGGGGCCGTAGGTACTGCATCGTTCAGCCCTCCAAGGACATCCGTGAGTGGATCAAGAAGTGCCACGAATACCACGAAGGTCTGGAGCCGATGTTCCTGCCCACGATTGAGCGTCCGGTTGACTGGACCAATCCGTGGATCGGTGGCTATGCATCCTTTGAGTGGAAGCCGAGGCCGCTCGTCAAGTCCCGCAGTCGGTCCTATCAGGAATCGCTGGCGACTTCGCTGTCATCAGATGTGTACGACGCAGTCAACACAGTTCAGAACACCGCATGGGTGGTTGACTCTGAGTGTCTTGAACTGGTTCGTGAGTGCTGGAAGGAAGGCTTGACCATCGATGGTCTGCCCCCAAGCCGCGACGAGGAACTGCCTACTAGACCAGTCGATATCGATACCAACCAAGAGGCCCGTCGATCATGGCGCAAGGCTGCGGCCAAGATCCACTTCTTGAATGAGTCCTACGAGTCGCAGCGTTTGCTGACGCTCAAGTCGTTGTTCGTGGCCGACAAGATGGCCGAGCATCGACACATCTTCTTCCCACACCAACTGGACTTCAGGGGTCGTGGTTACCCGCTCCCGCTGTTCCTGCATCCCCAGTCGGTGTCCTACTCCAAGGCCATGCTCCGGTTCGCCAACGGCAAGCCTCTGGACACCGATGATGCAGTCAAGGCTCTGTATATTCACGCAGCCAACAAGTGGGGCATCGACAAGGAAACCACGGCGGTACGGGTTGATTGGGTAGAACGAGCCCGTAGGGACATCATTGCCGTCGGTACCGACCCGTGGTCCAATCGAACTTGGATTCAGGCTGATGAACCGTTCCATTTCGTGATGGCTTGTCGAGAGTTGGTTGGTCTGTGGAACCAAGGATCCAAGTTCGTCAGCACCCTGCCGATTGGCATGGATGCCACCACACAGGGCTTGCAGATCTATTCGATGCTGCTGCGGGATCCTGTGGCCGCTACTGCGACCAATGTCCTGCCGAGTGCGAAGCCAAGCGATCCCTACGAGGCTGTGGCCCGGGCTGTGATTGCTCGTCTAAAGGCCAGCAACACCGAACTGGATCAGCAGTTGCTGCGACTGGGGATCGACCGAACGACCACCAAGCGGCAGACCATGACCCTGCCCTATGGGCTCACGCTGCACTCATGCATCGGCTACACCCGTGAATGGGTCGAGGATCGGCTGCGTAAGGTGGACAACCCATTCGGTCTGGAAACCTATAAGCCCATCGCTTATCTGGGCAAGATCGTCTGGGAATCCATCGGTGATGTCGTTGGTTCTGCCCAGCGTGGCATGGACTTTATTCGGGGCTGCATGGCTGTCCTGATCGACCACGATGTGACTCCATGGTGGGTGACTCCCATCGGCTTCCCTGTGAAGATGCGGTACGAGAACTACGACACCGTCACCGTGTCAACCCGCATCGGGGCCAAGGCCAAGGTTCTTTCGCTGCGGCAGGAGAATGGTCGCCAGTCCAAGCGCAAGGCCATGAACGGTGGACCCGCCAACCTGATCCACTCGCTGGACGGCTTTGGCGGGCTTCTGGGACACACCGTGAACATGGCCCGGGGTCGAGGGGTATCCTCCATTGGAACCGTCCACGATCAGATCCTGTGCCTTGGGGCAGACTACAAGACCATGTCCCGGAGTGTCCGCGAGGCTACCGTTGAGTTGTTCTCCCGGGACCTGCTTGCTGAGTTTCATCAGGGGGTCTTGACACAACTACCGGGTTCTGCTATAGTACCTGAAGTGCCAAGGTATGGTTCCTTGGACATCACGAAGGTACTGGACTCCGAATACTACTTCAACTGAAGTGTCTAGGGTCTAGACAAAGGAGACTCTCCAAATGCAGAAGCGTAAGTTCATCAAGTTCACCAGCCCCATCGGTACCGCTGTGTATCCCCGCCTGAACACCCCGGACACCAAGTTCGACAAGGACGGCGTGTACAGCGTGGACCTCGACCTGACCGATGGCAAGCCCACCAACGAGTTTGTGGCGGCGATCCGCAAGGCTGCGGACGAAGCCTACAAGGCCGAGTGCGAGAAGCGCGGTGGCAAGAAGTTGAAGCGGGCCGAACTCCCAATCAAGGAGAACGAGGACGGCGGTCTGCGGATCAAGTTCAAGTTGAAGGCCAAGGCCGGAAACGAAGAGCGTTCGTGGGCACAGAAGCCCATGCTGTTCGATGCTCAGGGCAACCCGCTCCAGAACCCGCCCAATGTCGGCAGCGGTTCAACGATTCGTGTCTCGTTTGAACTGATCCCGTACTTCACGGCCATGGTAGGTGCTGGTGTTAGCCTGCGGATGAAGGCGGTGCAGATCCTTGATCTCAAGGAGTACACGCCGGGTGATTCGTTCGACTCGTATGGGTTCAAGGCCACGGACGGCTTTGTGGTTTCCTCCCAGTCGGATTCCACGGCCACTTCGGATACGGAAGACGAGTCTGACTTTTGAAACTGGTGTTGTGGGTCGAACCTGTTCCGGCTAGCCGTCCGCGTGTTTCACGCAAGGGCTTTGCCTACTACAGCAAGTCCTACAACAAGTTTCGTCAGGCTGCAACGACAGCCCTTGGTGCCCTCAAAAAGCCCAAGGGCTGTCCGGTGCAGGGATCACTAGCAGTCAAGGTCGTGTTCTACTGCAAGCGTCCCAAGAATCCAGCCAATCCGTATCCTATTGGAGACATCGACAACCACCTGAAGTCCATCCTTGATGCACTCAATGAGTGGGCTTGGGCTGACGATGTCCAGATCGTGAAGATTGAGGCCGTCAAGCGGTACTCAGATCACCCAAGAATCGAAGTGGAATGGGAAGAACACCATGTCGAACCGGAGCGAATCAGAGTTCGTCCAACATGAACCGTGCCCGCAATGCGGGTCCAAAGACAATCTAGCAAGATACACCGATGGCCACGGCTATTGCTTTGGCTGCAAGCATTACGAACCAGCCTCCTCAGACGGACAGAATCTAGCCGTTTCAGAAGGACACAAGAAAGGAAAGGAATCCATGATTGATATCGAATTCACCTCGCTGAAAAAGCGTGGGATCAGCGAAGACACCTGTCGGATCTGGTCTTACGGCGTAGGCGAGTACTCAGGTCAGCCAGTCCAAGTCGCCCAGTACATCAAGGATGGGACTGTGGTGGCTCAGAAACTCAGGTTCCCCTCCAAGGACTTCGTGATCCTAGGGGAAGCCAAGGGCCTACCGTTCTACGGCCAACACCTGTGGCGTGACGGCGGCAAGATGGTGACGGTCTGTGAGGGCGAAGTCGATGCCCTGACGGTGTCCCAACTGTTCCAGAACAAGTGGCCTGTGGTATCTGTACCAACGGGAGCCTCTGGAGCCCTCAAGTCATTCCAAAGCAACTTGGAGTGGCTGGAAAAGTTCGACTCAGTCGTGATCCTGTTTGATGATGACGAGCCGGGACGCAAGGCTGCGCGTGAGTGTGCCATGCTGCTGACCCCCGGCAAGGCCAAGATCGGCACGGTCAACGGCTTCAAGGATCCCAACGAGGCACTTCAGAATGGCGAAGGCAAGCGAGTCATTGATGCGGTCTATGGTGCAAAGGCTTACCGTCCTGATGGGGTGGTCCTTGGTTCCGATCTGTGGGATACAGTCAATACTGAGGATCGAAATGAATCGGTTCCGTATCCGTGGGCTGGACTGAACGACAAACTGTTGGGTATCCGGCAGGGCGAACTGGTGGTGATGACGAGCGGCACAGGCATCGGCAAGTCTTCTGTGTGCCGTGAACTGATCTGCCACCTGATCCGCTCCCAACAGAAGGTCGGCCTGTTGATGCTGGAAGAGTCGATCAAGCGTACTGCCCGGAACCTGATGGGCATTCACCTGAACACGCCTCCCTACTTCTGGGTTGACCGCGAGGTCACGGAGGAACAGAAGCGGGAGGCTTTCGCGGCCACGGTTGCCAAGGTGGTTCTCTTTGACCACTTTGGCTCCGTGGACCCCGAGAACCTGTTGGCCCGGATGCGCTACATGATCAAGTCATGCGGATGCAAGTACATCTTCCTAGACCACCTGAGCATCGTTGTGTCGGGGCTGGGGGAGGGCGACGAACGGCGACTGATCGACAACGCCATGACCTCCCTGCGGTCCCTTGTCGAGGAGACTCAGGTATCCCTGTTCGTGGTCAGCCACCTACGCCGTCCTGATGGCGACCGTGGTCACGAAGAGGGAGCCACCACCAGTCTGGCCCAGTTGCGTGGTAGCCACGCCATTGCACAACTGGCCGACGCTGTAATCGGGCTGGAGCGTAACCAGCAGGGGGAAAACCCCAACGAAGTTCTACTGCGGGTCTTGAAGAACCGATTCACGGGGGACACGGGTCCTTCGGGAATGCTTCGGTACTTCAAGGAAAGCGGTAGGTTGCATGAGATCGAAATGCCAATGAACGAGGAGATCTAACCATGAAGCAAGATGGAATGTCAGATTCGGAGTTCTTGCGGTCGCTTGCGTACAACGACTACAACATCGATGGTCACCTTCTGAGTGACGGAGATCGGCTCTGTGCTATTTCAGATCGGTTGGAGTTGTTCGAGAAAACCGTTCAACAAATGCGAGAGGAGGACGCCAAGTGAGTTTGCTCGACTACATCGTTATGGGGGCCCTAGTAGGGGGACTGATTACAGTCTTCGTGTTCGGACTGCTATTTATCTTTGCACTCCTCTTGGACTGTGACCTCATCAAGATCAACCGCTATGGACGATACAAGTAACCAACTACGAATCCTGCTAGCCAAGATGTTGCCCAAGTCTCCACCAGACGATTGTGTCCTTGTGTCTAGAGCCCTAGCAAGGCTTGAGGCTTTGGAGAACATGAACGACACCCTGCGACGGGCCTTGAAGTCGCTGGATCGCCGTATCCAAGAACTGGAGGATGACGGAGCATGAACGCCAGAAAGTTGACCGAAGATCAAGTTATGGAGGTGATCAGGTTGTCACGCTCCGGGGTCAAAGGCGTTGAGATCGCAAGGCAGTTCGGGGTCAGTCCACAGTTGATCTCGTTTGTACGCAAGCAGGGTTACAAGCCCACCTATCGACAGCCAGAGGAGCGCATTGTCTCTGACTTCATCGGATGGGTAGACCTTGCAGACCGATACAACCTACTGCACCCCGAAGATCAGATTTCACCGTACGCTGCTATGAGGGCCCACGAAAGTGCCCTAAACAAATTCAAGGCTTACTTTGCAAGCAGGGGCTTGACGAAGCAAGACTTCTGAACTAAAAGGAGAACCCATGCGAGTCTTTTTCGATATCGAAACCAACAACATCACCGACTGGTTGGAACTGTCGGACCTTAAGGAAATCAAGTGCATTGCCTTGGCGGTGGACGATGGTCCGGTCAAGATCGTCACTCGCGGCACAGCGATCAGACTGCTGATCGAAGCCACCGAGATCATCGGCCACAACATCCTGACCTTCGACATCCCGGCCATCACCAAGTTCTCTGAAGTCCCTCATTCATTCCGGGGCAAGATATTTGACACCCTTGTAGTGGCCCGATTGCTGTATGCTCATCAACGGGAGATCGACTTCGGCCTCAAGGAGTTCCCCAAGGAACTGGTGGGATCTCAAAGCCTGAAGGCTTGGGGATACCGCTTGGGGAACTCCAAGGCTGAAGCCCCTGACTTCGACGGCGAGGTCACGAAGCAGATGCTGGAGTACTGCAAGC